CGCTGATCGTCAAGCTTCCGGTGATCGACAAAGACGGCGTCGATGACCCAGTGACGGTCCCACCCGACGAGACCGAGATCGCGCCCGTGTGCGCCCAGGCCCCGCTATAGATCAGCGTTCCCGTGACTGTCAACGTACCGCCGCAAGCGCTTGTGGGCATGCTTCCGAGACGAGCCGTGGTAGAAGCTGCTATTACCGTGGCTGAAGATCCGCTTTGGCTGATCACCAGCTTACTGGCAGAGAGCTTGTCACCAGTGTCAGTAAGGGTCTGGGTGGTTGCACCGCTCGCGTTGAACGTGATCGTCCCGATGGTGTTCGTGACCGTACCGGTGGCGTTGACCGTCAGCGAACCGGTCATGGAGATGGTCGGGGTGCTGGTGCCGGTCAACGTACCGGTCGCATTGATCGTCAGCGAACCGGTATAGGTGAACGTTCCCGAGAAGGTCAGCGTGCCGCTGGCTGCCACGCCCGCGCCCGCGCTGCCAAAGTTCCAGGTTGGATTCGCCCCCGCCGCCATGGTCGTGCTGGCGTTGAGCGTGAAGCTCGAGGAAGAGTTGAAGGTCAAGATTCCCGAGTTCTTCGCTGCCGTATCCGTATAAGCCGCACCCGCGCCCGTCCCGTTCACGGTGATATTCACCGAGGTCCAACCCGTGGCCGTGGCGCTGATGTTGAGGTTTCCGGAGTTCGCCAGGATCAGGGCGGGCGTAGAGGAACCGGTCACGGTCGCCGACGCTGAGACCGTGATATTTCCGGTATGAGTCCAGGTGCCAGAGTAGGTCAGCGTTCCCTGGACGGTCAGCGTACCGGTACCGGTGCTCGTCGACGGAGCTGCCCCGACGCGGAAGTTGGAGGACGCGGCAATCGTGAAGTTATTTGAACCAGTGACGTTCAGCACGTAGGTGGTCGCGCTGAGCTTGTCTCCGGTGTCGAAGAACGACGGGCTATTCGCGTTGGTGCTGAAGGTGATCGTCGCGATCGTGTTGGTGATGACCGCGGTCGCGCTCACGTTCAGCGTGTTCGTGATCGAGATGGTGGGCGAGGACGTACCGGTCAGCGTTCCACCAGCGCTTACGGTCAGCGCCCCGTTGAACGTCATCAGGCCCGACCAGGACAGCGTTCCCGTCACGGTGAGGGTATTGGCACCCGAGTTCATGCTGACGCTCGGAGCGGACCCGATCGACATCGTGGTAGAAGCCGCGACGGTGTATCCGCCAGTCGTGGAAAGAGTCCACGTGCCGCTGTTTTTCGCTCCCGTGTCGGTATAAGTTCCCGCGCCCGCGCCATTCAGCGTGATATTGACCGAGGTCCAACCAGTGGCCGCGCTGTTGATGTTAAGCGAGCTAGCGTTGGCCAGGGTTAGGGCCGGCGTCGAGGACCCAGTTACCGTTCCACCTGAATTAACCGTGATACCTTGGTTAGAAATCCAAGTCCCAGAATAAGTCAGCGTTCCAGAGATCGCGATCGACGCGCCGGTAGTTGTGGTCGTGGGATTTGACCCCAAGGCCATCGTCGTCGAAGCGCTGACAGTTATGCCGCCGCCAGAAACGTTGATCGTCCAGGTGCCACTATTCTTCGCACCCGTGTCCGTGTAGATGCAACCATTGGCCCCGGTCGTGGTCACGTTCACGGAGGTCCAGCCGGTAGCTGTGGCAGAGATGTTCAGCGAACCGTTGATCGTGAGCGTCGGGGTTGATGTGCCGGTCACGGTGGAACTGGCCGAGGTCGTGATGTTCCCGGTGTGGGTCCAGGTCCCGGAGTAGGTGAGGGTGCCAGTCACCGTAAGGGTGAAGGTCGCACCCAACGAAGAAGTCGGCGTGGCGCCAAGCGCCATCGTGGTTGAGGCTGCGACGGTGTAATTGGTAGACGTCTTGTTGATCGTCCACGTCCCCGAGTTCTTCGCGCCGGTGTCGGTGTAGGTTCCGCTATTGGTGCTACCCTGAACCGTGACATTGACCGATGTCCAAGTGCTGGTCGAGTTTAGGCTGAGTCCACCATCGATCGCTAGCGCGGGGGTGCTAGTTCCGGTGACCGTGGAGCCTGACCCGGTGGCCAGCGTCCCAGTATGCGTCCACGTTCCCGTGTACGTCGCGGTTCCGTTGATCAGAAGCTGCTGCGTGCCGCAAGTCGTCGTCGGCGTCGCGCCGAGCGGGCAAGTCGTCGAGGCCGCGATGGTGACCGCGCCGTTCGTGGCATGTGTGTCGATCGTGAACTTATTGAAGGTCGCCCCCGTGTCCGTGATCGTGGCGGCGGCCGTGACGTTGATCGTCCCCGAGTTCGCGCTGAAGGTCGGGGAGTTCGTGCGCGTCCAGGATCCGCCAAGCTGCCACGTCCCGGAAGTCGCGGTCAGCGTCGACGTGCTGGAATAAGCGACGGCTCCTGTGGTGATCGTGTTCGAGGATCCCGAGAACGTCCCACCAGTCAGGGTGAATGTATTCGCCCCGATGTTGAAGGCATGGGTGTTGCAGTTCCACGTCCCCGCCGCCTGCGAGTAGGCCCCGACGCCCGTCAGGTCGACGCTCTGGGTTATCGTCCCCGAGTAGGTCGACGCGATGGTGATCGTGCCGTTGAAGGTGCCCAGGCTGTCGAGCGAGCAGGTATGGACGCTGGTATTCGAGAACGTGACGGTATCGCCCGCCGCAGGCGCACCGGAAGGCGACCAGCTGCCCGCCGCGGACCAAAGCGCCCCGTCCGCTCCTGCGGCCCAGGTCTTTGCGGTGCGGCGGTGATTCGCCTCGACGGAGGTGAGGCCTCCAATCCCGAACAGCAGCGCCAGGACGAATAGTGCCTTCCGGATCATGCCGCGATCCCCCATCCGGTCAGGTTCGAGCCTTCGGTATTCACGGAGCCGACCTGCGTGATCTCCATGACCAGGCCTTCGGTCGTGGCGAGCGCGACGGAGACGGCGGTCGACGCGGTCCAGGTTCCGGCCGTGATCGTCACGGTCCCGATGGAGGCGCTGAGCGCCCCCGTCGCCAGGGTGATTTTCTTGAAGGTGACGGTGATGTCCGCGCCGGTCGAGGGCGTCTTCACGAATGCGAGGAGCTTGGTGATCGTGACGTTGTGGTCCGGCACGACGGGCGGGATGTAAGCGTTCTCGTTGATGTTGAGCACGCCCGGGAAGCTGAAGCGGAGCGGCGAGCCGTTTCCGCCTCCCGCACCCGCGCCGCCGATCGAAAGTAGCCAGCGGCCGGGATTCAGCACGTTGACGCTCGTCGGCTTCACGACGGTGACGCCGTCGTCGACCGCCATGCTCGTCTTGTCGTACTTGAAGATCTGATTGGTGCCCTGGGACCAGTACATCCGGTGTCCGCTCAGGGACGAAACTCCACGCAGAGTCGCGATGTCCGCGACGTTGCGCAGTTCTTGCTTCGTCATCTAGTTCTCCGTTCCAAACGTTGCGAGAGAAAGCTGGCTGTCGTCGTTCGGTTCCTTGGGGGGAGTGCCGCCGCCGCCCTGCGCGGCGGCCTGCTGCATCTGGTCGTTCTGCTTGTTGATGTCGTCCTGTTCCTTTTCGAGCTCGGCCAGGTCGTCGGCGCTCGGCATGGGGACGTCGAGCTCCTTCATGATCGCGGGAGCGTCGAGGCGCTTGTAAAGCGGGATGTCCTTGCCAGAGCCCAGCGTCATCTCCTCGTCGAAGGCCTTGAAGAGGATGTCCTTCAGCAGCGACTTCATCCCCGCGGAGAGACCGCTGACGACGAGGCGGGTCTTCGACTGCTCATAGACTTCCGGCTTGAAGTTGTATTTGACGATGGGGTCGACGTACTGCTCGTTCACGTAGTCTAAGAAGTCGTAGAGCATCATCTCCAGGAATTCGGCGTGCTGATCCTGCTGGACACCGGCGTCCCTCGTGCCGAGGCCGCTCCCGGAGTGAGCGCCCCCGACGCGCGGGGGACAGAGGAGGCCCTGGAGGATCTGGGTGTTGTAATACTTCAGGATGCTCTCGAACTGATCGCCGCGCTTGTCGTCGTGCTTGAATTCGATGTCGTAGCGTGGCTTGCCGCGTTCATCCGTGTCGCTGGGGAGGATGATCCCGTTGCCGCCCTTCAGCAGCTTGAGGGCGTTGCCCATGAACTGGAAGCCGTCGATCTTGTTGCCGTCGCCGTCGATCATGCCGTCCATCGACGCGCGACCGACCGGCGTGGGATCGCCCTTCGTTTCGAAGTAGCGCAGGCAATACATCCCCAGGGCTTCCGTGTTCCACCAGGGGATATAGGCCTGGTCGAACATGGCGCGACCGGTCAGGCGGCCGAAGTTGTCGTCCTTGTTGAAGGTCCAGAGCCCGACGCGCTCGGGACCGATCAGGGCCTCGGGATTCGTCAGGTTCGGGTCGAGGTAGGCGTACTGCTGCACGCCATCCCACTGATCGGTTTCCTTGTCGACATGGAGGACGATGGTGCGCGGATCGATCGACTTCAGCCGGTCGAACGTCCAAACCATGTCTCGGTTGACAGTAAACTTCTCCGCACCGACCTTGTCCTCGACTTCGTAGGACATCGGCCCAGCCTTCCAGACCTTCTCGGTGACCTGATAGCCGAAGCCGATGGCAAGCGAGGCGGAGCGAGCGATCGCGCGGTAGTGCTTGCGGAAAACCGCGTCGACGAAGGCCTTCACTTCCTCGTCTTGGCTCTCAACGGTCCACTGGGCATTGATGAGCGGCCCGCGGTTGATGGCCGATCCGAACGCGACGTCCGGATTGTTCCGCATCATCATCCGATGATTGATCGTGACGGCCTTGGGATTGAACACGCCGATCGTGTCCACGACCTTTGCGTAGATCTGGGTGATGAAGTGCTGGCGTAGGACGGAGCCTTCGACGAGCGGCGCGGCATCAGGCGAATCCGTCGAGAGCATCTGACGGAAGGCGGAGGCGACGCGCGAGACGAGGCCCATCAGGCGAGCCTCCCCGTGCCGAACACGCGCTGACCGGGAACGGCGAGACCATTGAAGCCTGAAGGGACCTTGACCGGCCCAGGGCCGCCGGCCAGATGGTTATAGGCGTGCGAGGCGGCGTCGACCATGTCGATCAAGCCGGCGGGGAAGGAATTGGCCTCGGCCCTGAAGTCGAGGTTCCACGGCGCTTTCCGCATCGTGAAGTTGCCGATGCCAGCCTGGGCCGCCATCGCGTCGGCCCGCTGCTCCTTACCGCCTTCGCGACTCGCGACGACGACGTGAACCTGATAGCCGTCCAGCTTGCGCTTGATCTCGTCCAGCTGCGCGATGCCGCCGGATCCGGGCTCCTGCTCGAGGACGATCGGGACTGCATGGCCGTCCGTCTTCGCGGTCTCGACCACGATGTTATTCCGGCGTCCGGGATTCCAGCGTCCCGCCACGATGTCGCCGATGTGGTAGCGGTTGAAGGTCTCGCCGCTCTTCCGCCATTGGCCGATCTTGACCCCGGCGGTCTGCTTCGCACTCGGCGATTCGGAGGCCGCGAAGTCCCACGCCCGAACCCAGCGGATCGGAGCCGGATCCGTCTCGATGATGACGAACCATTCGCCCTTGAGGTCGCCGCCTCCCCTGGGATAGGGCCGCTGCTGGTACAGGCCTGCCCAGACGTGGGGCGATCGGCCCTGCTGGACTGCCAGGAGCTCCTCCTTGGGGTGAAGCTCGGGGACCAAAGCGGCGCCCATCTTCCGGCGCCAGGTGTAGGGCGCGTACTTCACGCCCTGGAACTCCATCGCCGGGAACTCGTAGATCTCGTCTTTCTCGGCGATCGCCGGGAGTTCGATCACCTTCCAGGATTCCTTCTTCGCCTCGACGAGGTCGAGGATGCGGCCTGGAGGATCGTCGACCGCGCGGCGGGTCATCATCATGATCCGCTTGCCGCCACGCTGGAGGCGGGCGGAGAGTTCCGCTTCCCACCAGTTCCAGACCTTGTCCTTCGTGACCTTCGATTCGCCTGAGGCGTCATCGGCGATCAGGTCATCGGCGATCGCGATGTCGGCAGGTCGGCCGGCGACGCCGCCTTCGATTCCCGCGGTGATCATGCCCGCGTCGTAGATGCGCTCGCCTTTCGTGTCGACGACCTTCCACTCGTTCGCGGCCGCGACGTCCTCCCGCACGGTGAGCCCGAAGAGATCCGGCCCGACGCGGCGCATCGTGTCGCGCGACGCGCGGCCCCAGCTGGCGGCATACTGAGCGCCGTAGGAGCCGAGCACGACGCGCGAGTTCGGGAGCTTGCCCTGGCAAAACACCGGGAAACCCTGGGACCAGTATTTCGATTTGCCGTGCTGGGGCGGGGTCATGAGGAGGGCGTTCGACCAGAGCCCGACGAGGAGGCCGATCGCCACGGCGTCGAAGAGACGCCAGAGCTCGAACCGCTTGAGGCGGCCCTCGGAGTCGTACTCCATCAGGCGTCCCGGGGTTCTTCGAGCCATCTCAATTTTGCCCAGGAGGAACCGGTCTTCCGGATCTGGCCAGGAGTTTTGCAGAAATTGCATTGTGGGTTTCGAGTTCTTCGTCGGTCAGCGTCTTGAGGGCCTCGGCGTAGTTCACGTTGACGTCGACGGTGACCTTCGCGGGATGCAGCGGCGCTCCGCCGGCGCCGGTGACTTCGTGGCGCTCGCGATACTTCTCGGGCATGAGCGCCTTCGCACGGAAGATCAGGAGGAGATCCGAGAACTTGCGGACATAGCCGCAGACCTCGCCCTGGTAGAAGACCGGCTCGTCGACCCCTTTGATTCCGCGACGCCTGATCTCCGCCTCGACTTCGTCGCACGCTTCATGCTCGATCGCTTCGACCAGGACGCGATAAGCGAGCGCGGTCGGCGTGGGATTGCCTTCGTCGTCGATCTCATTCAACCAGCGGAAATGATTCGCTCGGCTTTGCTCGCAGCGCCGCGCGGCCGCGGAGACGTTGCCCGCCTCAGCCGCGAGAGCCTGCAGGAAGGCGAATTGATTCGGGGTGAGCTTCGCCCGCTGGGGCAGGTCTCGATCGATGACGACGAGCGGCTCTGGCGCGGGAGACCCGGTAGACGCCTCGAGCTTCGAGGATTCTACCGGGGCCCCTTTCGGGACCGCCTGGTTGGACTGGTCGGAGCGATTGGGGGGAACGGCATGGCCGTTGCCCTGATGGTTGGAATCGCCGCCCGTGTCCATGCACGGGTTCTACCCCTGAGGAATGGGCTCTGGAAGGCCTTAGGGCCGGATCTGCAGGAAGTGTGTCTAAAGTGTGCGAGATTGATGCGAGTTAGGCGTCAAATCGTCACACGCTTAACGAATGCGCGTATCGCGCGGATGCCGCTGGAGAGGATCCAATCCTTCTGACTAATCCAGACCCGCTCCTGATGACCATGGCATTGAGCGATGAAGAGATAATGATCGGGAGTCTCCTGCTGGAACATCATGCCTTCCACCTGCCTGTTGCAGACGGCGCAGGTCGGCCAGAGATGCATCGGCCAGGTGCTCACGTCTTCACCTCAGAGCATCGCGCCTCACGCTCGCGCTTCGTTGGCCCGTGAACGTCGGCCTCGACGGAATAGATCGCCTGAGGGGTCAGGATGAACGGGAGCTGGATCTCGCCCGCATATTTTACTTTGCGCTTGCTCTTGGGATTCCATTTGACCCACTTGAACTTGCGCTTCGGTTTTTTCTTCACGCCCTCACCGCCTTCCTCACGCATCAAAATTCGGAGGGCCGTCAAGATCGACCTCTTCGACCTCCCACCACACTCCGCTGTGATATCCAGCTTCTTTTTGTTTAGTCTCTAGCTGAGCAATCGCGTCGTCGGCTTTTGCCTTGGTCGAATAGGCTCCGACGAACCATCCGCCTTGTGCTGAGTTATGAGACGTCACGACAAAGAGTTTCATCCAATCACCTCATCCACAAAATATCAAATCACTTCACCGCCGTAAACCGTCCTCCGACCGCTTCCCAAAGCAGCGCGTTCATGATCGTGTTGACCGCGACGCCTTTGCGGTCGGCGATGTCCTGGACTTTCGCGTAGAGGTCCTCCGGGACCTTGAGCGTGGTGCGCTTGGTCTTGATTCGAGTCCTCGTAACCATAGCTCTCTCTCCCATCTTCCTATCTCCCCATCACTCCGATCCTGAACAGCACGAACGCCATGACGGCCGCGAAAGCCAGGGCAAACCCGAGCAGGCAATGCATCAGGATCTTCTTCGCGCGGACTTCACTCGCGATCTGAGGGATGCAGCCGTTGCACAGGCGCATCGGATCGCCGACGTGCTTGTGACGATCGAGCGGCTTCCGATTCACCGCCCAAAGGACGAGCGCCGAGAGGATGATGCATCCCGCGACCAAGGCCTCGAGGCCGTACTCGAAGCGATGGGCCTGCCACCATTCCATGAACCAAAGGCGGATCATAGCGACACCTCTCTCTCCAATGTATTTGCAACTTCGCGAGCAGCTGAAAACAGCACATCCATCGCATTGGTGATCTTGTGATGAGACAAATAGCTAGCGAGCCCGCTTGCTTTGGATGGATCGTCACAGATCATGCCGAGGGCAAGATTGCAGCTACGACACAATAGCCCGCGGACCTTCCCGGTTTCATGGTCGTGGTCAACGTGAAGGTTTACTAGATTGATTTCCGTCGAACAGATCGCGCAGGAATTCCCCTGGCTGACAAGTCGCTCGCGGATTTGCTCTGGGGTTAGGTTGTATCGCTTCTTTCGCTGGCGATCCCTTGAGAGGATCTTCCCTCCGCCGCCGTAGTAATAGGCCTTTCGCATCGCTCGATGACATTCGATGCAATAGGGAAGAATGGATGAACCCCCTTTACGCCTTTGATAGAACAAAGCGAGCGGCTTCAAGACTAAGCAGTTGGCGCAACGCTTTCCGTCCGGCGTTACAGGATGAAGGACCCTCACGTCGGCCTCCCTTCTCCCGTCGCCGGGAAGATGTCGTGGAGCGGATCTGGCTTGCACATGGGAGCGGGCGGGGGTTCGGTCAGATCGGCGATTGCCTGGTGAATCTCGCAAGGGCGACCGCTGATCCCATCGCAAGGCGGAATGCTGCAACCCATCTTGTCGACGACTAGGCGAATGACCGTCCAGAGCTTCCGAGTGACGGCGGTCTGGAGCTCCTCGCGCGCGTTGGCGTCCTCGAGCATCTTCCGCAGGTTGTCGCGCTCGACGGTGAGCGGGAGCAACACGTCCTCGAGGCGCAAGACTTCTGCGTAAAGCCGCGGAGCATGGCCGGCCAACTGCTGTAGGACTTCGCTCTTTCGCTCGGGCGAGAAGCTCCTGAATCGCTTCATGAGGTCAAAGGTGTTGTCGATGCGAAGGCGCTCGAACGCGGTCAGCGCCTCGGTCGCTGGTGTCATGGGCATTGCTGGTTCCTCCCTCTCATCCGTTCTGAATCAGCCAGGCGATCACGATCATGAGTCCCTTGATCGCCTTGTCCTTGAACGACATCCTGGGCGGATCGGTCGCGCGGGAGTTCCAAGCCTGGATAGCTTCGAGCTCGCTTTCCCTCTCAGGCCCGCATCCGCCGCAGACTTTGCAGTAGACGAAATACTTCAGGATCTTCTCGCCCTCGAGGGACAAGAGCCCGAGCTTCGTCGGTTTCGTATTGCAGACGCCGAAGGGGCAGGGCTGAGCTTTCTGAGGCTCGGGATCGTTCTGCTGGTGCTTTACCATGGCCTACTTCGCCTCCCCTCTTTCGCGACCCTCGCCGCGCTCGGGATCAAGCTTCAGTAGCTCGGCGTCCAACTGCTTCCGGAAGTTCGCGAGGGTGGCATCCAGCTTTTCGATTTGCGCGGCCTTGAAGCGGAGATCTGCCTGCCTTGCCTGGGTGCCGTGCTCGAGATCGGCCTTGATTGTCGCCTCGCGACGCTGATACTCCTCGGCCAGAGTGAGGAGACTGTCATTCGCGTGTTTCGCTGCTTCGCGATTCTCCCGCTCGACTTCGACCTCGCGCGACTTGAGGGCCGCGATCTGTCGGGTCCGGTCCTGCCTGCGAAGGTCCATCGACTCGATTATCTTCTGGGTCAGCTTCGCGCCGGCCGTGAGGTCCGGCGCGGCCGGCGCTTCTTCGACGACGGGCTTCGGAGGGGTGATCTCCGGGACCTTGGCGGCCATCACCTTCGCCGCGATGGGGGCCACGAATCGCTCGACTGCTTCGCTGGTCATGTTCGCCTCTCTCCTAAAAAATAGTCCTTCGGAATTACAGTTTGAGCATTGGCAGGAAGCGGATCTCCGACAGCGACCGGGTCGGCTCGATCTTGTTCGCCCTGCGAAATCCCTTGCAGATCATCGCCCAGCCTTCCTCGGTGATCAGGTCGCTGATCGTGATCTCCGGACGATGGCCGCTGCAGACGCCGAGGCCCGTCTCGCCGGGGACGGGATACTTCTTGCCCTGATGCAGGCCGTAGAGCGTGAGCCCCACCTGCCAGTCGGCGGGATTCGAGCAGCCCTTAACCATGCAGGTCTTCGTCACGGGCAGCTGAGGCGCAGGTCCGTTCCCGATTTCGATGGTCAAGCTAACCTCCTCATTTCGGTGCTCCGGGTGTTCCCTTGGGGATCGGTTTCCCTCGCTCGTCGACCCATTGGCCGCCGAAGAGATCGCCCGGCTCGCCGATGTTCTTGTCGACCCAGGCCTTGAAGCCCGTCTGGCGCTGTAGAAACTCAAGCGGCTGCTGAAAAAACGGCTTGCCGAAGTGCTTGAGGATTTTCCGCATCGCCCGATCCGCCAGGACGATGTCGGGAAAGTAGGGCCCGATCGTGCGGCTGTGCTGGATGTGGTAGATCCAGAAGAGCCCCGCGATGATCTGCTTCGTGTTGTGGTTGTAGGCCCGGGCGACGACGAGGGGATCCGCGTTCGAGATGATGACCATCTCGACGGGCCTACCTTCAGGCGGGCAATAGAAAAACACCTTCCCATCGCCGTACTTCTTGCCCTCGCCGTTCACGCCATCCTCCTCTCGCGCTCGAGGTACCAGCGCGGCTCGTGCGCGTTCCACTGGTTCGGCCGATGAACTCGGTGCTGATGCCCGACAATGAACTTGCCGCGGACCAGGCCGCCACAGCCGCACCGGCAATACGTCTTAGCCAGGCCCTCGAGCGACGACAGGACGCTCTCGATCTCGCGCTTGCCCAGGGCCGTGTCGGCCTGGACGAGGGTCACGATGGCCTTCCGGTTCAGGCCGCTCGACAGGAGCTTCTTCATCGCCTCGCAGGCCTGCTCGATGGTCAGGGCGAGGATCTCCTTGCGCTCGGTCTTCTCGCCGGGGTTGATGCGGGTGACGCCGTCTGTGACTCCCATGGTTCGCCTCCTTTTTCTAGCTGTATAGAAAAACGACATTTGATCCAAAGTCCGAGCCCATGGACAAAGCCCTCGGAAACGTGTCCGAGGGAAGCAAGCCATCGGACAAAAATCCCACGGACACCCTAAAGGGTGTCCGGGGTTGTCCGTGGGCTTCCCATGCAGCCCACGGACAAGGCGTAACTTTTCGTGTCCGTGGGCTTTTGTCCGTGGGCTTAAAGAACAAGGTTTCCCTCCGAAATCCGATAGGTATTGGGGGTCTTTCCATCCTTGGAGTTGTGAGCTTCACGGAACTGGACGATGCCCTCTTCACAAAGGGGCTGCAGGTACCGCTTAATCGTTTTCGAGTCGACCCCCAATCCGCAGGGCTCTACAAGGTCCTGGGCGGTCATCCAGCCGTCCGAGAATGACGGCCTGAGCCGTTTCATGGTGTCGATGATTCTGGCTCGTTTGGTGTCGACTCTGCCTTCCCTAGAGTCATCCCCGGAGTCGTCGTTGAACATCCAGCGGACAGCCTGCTCGGCTCCGAATTCGTCTTTGACGAGTTCGTAGGCGATGTTCCAGTTCTTCCAGTTGTGCTCGTACTTCGACTGGATCTCGACGGGGTTGATATTCGAGCCTTTCTCACGGGTGCCCCAATCGATCAGGACGTGCCACGCGGCCGCGATCGCGCCGGATCCGCGGCTCTTGTCCTGGGCGTGTTCCTTCTGCGCCTTGCCCGTATGGTGCAGGTAGACGATCCCGACGCCGCATTCCTTGGCGACCCGCGCGAGGGCCTTCATGGGGATCTTCATCTCGCTCGACGAGTTCTCGTCCTTCGCATGGACGTGGGAGAGGGTGTCGATGAAGATGACCTTGGGCTTCAGTTCCTCGATCGCCGCGCGGAGGGCGGCTTCGTGATCGCCGAGCTCGATGAAGAGATCGGGCGCGAACAGGAATGTCAGCATCCCCGGCGCCGGCGAGAATTTCCTATCGAACCCTAGCCCCTGGGCATAGAGGGACAGGCGCTTCGCCATCATGATATCGGGGTCCTCCCACGCGAGATAGAGGACTTTGGTCGGCTCGGACGCGCAGAGGTATTGCGGGTACGGCCAGGTCCCGCTCGCGAGGCAAAGGGATAGCAGCAGGGAGAATGCCGACTTACCGCCCTTTGGAATACCCTGGATCTGGGTCAGCGACCCTTCGACGATGATGGGCTTCAGGATGTAGGGAATCGGCGCATCGACCAGATGGACGAGGTTCGAGGCGTCGACGGGCTCGACCCGCATGGAGGCCTTCCAGTCCATCGGGCCCGTGTGCAGGCTGAGATTGGCCTTGGCGAACTTCGCGAACTCCTCCAGATCGTTTGCGACGCCGTCCGGATCCATCTCGAGGCGGCTTTTCCCGGGCTCGCCGTTCATGGCGCCGGCCATCATGTCCCGGAGGATCTTCAGGCTGGCCAGCATCTCCTCGGCTTTGCGCTGACGCTCGACAGCCGCCTGATCGACTTCTGGCTGCTGATGCAGCGGCGGCGATGCGGTTTCTGTTTCGCTCACCCTCTCACCCTCAAGTTATCCGGCCGCCTGATCGGGCTGTAAATCCGCCACTGAGATCGCCACTTCCCGAAGGGTCCATCGCTTCGGTTCGCCGCGGGGCCCGCGTTTCGCCCAGCCGTGAACGACCAACTTCATCCCCGAGAGCAGGCAGGCCGTGAGCGGGCCGGCGACCGTGCGGGCCTTGGCGACGCGGTTCGCCAGATGGGAATCGCTCGTCACCTGAATCCCGAGGATGCCGTGCTCGGGATGGACGGCAAGGAGATCGATCCAGCCGAACATATCCCGCGTGATGAAGGTGTGCGGGATCCGCTGCTCGACGGTGGCGACGTGCCAGCCGAGCTCGCGGAGATGCCTGGTCGAGCGTGCGGAGGGGGTCATTCCTGCACCCCGGCCGACTCAGCGGCCTCCTGAAGCTGGGCGGGTGTCAGCGTGACCGAGCGGCCGCGCATCGAGATCTCGATCTGGGTGTCGTCGTCCTCCTCCTTGGCCTTCGGCCTGGGAGCGCCTTTGACCTTGGCCTTCGTGGTCTTGATGACCTGGACTGTGTAGCCGCCGATCACGATGGAGTCCTGATTGGCCTTCCGCATCGCCGCGATCAGGTTGGCTTCCTCGCTGTCGAGCTCGTTCTGCAGTTTTTTCTTGGCTGCCTTCACGCGATCCTGCACGGTCGCGAACTTCTCGATCGCGCCTTCCAGAGCCTCGAGAGCGGGATCCGTGAAGCCCTCGAGCTTGTTCTGCGCGGGCTTCGGAGTCTTCGTTTTTCCGGGCCTGAACTTCTTGGTCCTCGCCATGATCGCCTCCATTCGAATTGGGAAAAGCCGACTAAAAAAAGGGGTTCGGAAACACGGGGTTAAACTTCGCTTCGATGTCTGCCGGAACATCCCAGAGGCCTTGAGCGCCGCGACAGGGGACTGGCTCGGAGAGCGTGCGGACGTCGGACAGGCTCCAGCCGATCGGGCCGTGAAACCATTCGTCGGTCGACCGCGTGACGAAGCCCCAGACGATCGCGGACCCAACGATCGCGCCGCGGGGAAGCTGATCGCTCCCGAACTGCTTCCCGAAGAGCCGGATCAGCGTGTCCATGTGGGCCGCCACGGACATGTGATCCATGACCTTCCCGGCATGGATCGCGATCCGCTTCCCGATGAGATCCTTCGGAGGAGTCCATGTCCGGTTCTCGATCCGCTTTGGACCTGGACAGATCAGGCTCGCATATGGCTGGTAGATGGTCAGGGCTTTCACGCGAGCCGCTCCGGAAAGCCGTACTTTTCCGAGACCTTGTTGAACTTCGCCTTGATCGCCTCGCCCAGATCGATCCCGAGGAAGTCCCCCAGGAGGTCGCAGTAGATGACGACGTCGGCGAGCTCCGCCGCGGCCATCTTGCGGAGCTCTTCCATAGACGGGTCGCCTTCGTTCCGTGCGCCCGTCTCCTGGCGACGGATTTTCTTGATGACGTTCGCGAGCTCGCCGGCCTCGCCGCAGGTGGCGTTCGACCAGTCGGCCGCGGTCCAAGGCGTCGACTCGGGCGGATGCCATCGCTTGCAGCGGGACACGTTTACAAGCCGTAGGTCGCTGAAATTGAGATTGGTCATGCGATCGATTCCTTTCCTTTCCACTGAAGCCGCTGCACCGCCTGAGCGTGCAGCTGGCAGACGCGGCTCTCGGAGAGGCCGAGTTGCTGACCGATCTCCTTGAGCGTGTAGTCGCGGCGGTAGTACCGCTCGAGGACCTCGGCGCCGCGCGGGCCCACGACGGAGCGCAGACGGCGCCAGAGATCGGAAGCGGCCGCCGCGAGGGCCGGAATCGGAAACCGCCGATCCGGCCTGGACGTGATCGTGAAGTCGTGCTCGATCGACTCCACCTTCTTGAGGGTGCGGCCTTCCTTCTTAGCCCTGGCCCGCTCGAGGCGGGGAACATGGTCCATGGCCCGGAGCTCGTCGAGCATCGCGCTCCGGGCCTTGATCATCCCGTAGGTAGCAAAGCTGGAGAGGCGGGGATCCCACCGAGCGCGAGCCTTCCAGATCGCCGCGAAGGCCACGTTGACCAGGTCGTCGACCATGACCGCCGATCCACCGGCGAATAGCTTCATCGCCAGATAGGTCACGGGCTTCCTGAACTGCTCGATCATCTCCGCCGCCTCTCTCTCTTCCTGCGCTTCCTGTTTCCTCTCCCTCCGGGGTGCTAGATAGGGCGGCTCTCGAGCGCCTCCAGGACCCGATCGATCTCCTGCAGCTGGTCGTCGCCGGCGGTGAGCTCCGCGATCCGCTGGGTGCGCTTGTCCTGCAGCATCGCCACGATCGAGGCAGTCACTCCCTGGGACGCCTCGGCGCGCGCCATCGCCTTTTTCCCCCGCTGCCAGGGCGCTTTCTTCGCCGCCTTCGCCTTACGCGGCTTCTTCTCCTCGCCCTTCCAGGGGGTGCCGTCGCATCCCGAGACGTGGGCGTCGAACTTCTTGCCGCCGCGCTGGTAGGGCTTGCCGCACTTCTCGCACTTCAACTTCGCCGCCATGGTCGCCTCCTTTCGATTGGTTTCCTCCAGCGCCGTTCGACTGAACGGGCTGGTATTCCGAGCTTCGCCGAGCCTGGAAATCTTGTAGGGGGTGCGGGACTTCATGCGGGGGTCGTCGGGCAGCCGCGCGACGGGCTCGCCGGGGATGTCGCCGACGTGCCGCGAGCCGATGATGGTCGTGAAGTTCTCGCCGCACGCGCGACAGGTATGGCGACGGAAGCCGTTCTGCTCGGCCAAGTCCTCAATCAGCCCCGAGCCGCACTTCGGGCATTTGTCCGCGTTGTGCTGGACCACGTTCGTCCCCATTTCTCTCTCCGCCAATTTTTCA